AAAGGTGGCGATGTAATTATCGCTTTGGGCGCACACAACGGCTTTTTGTTTATCTTTGGTAAGAACAATATTCTTGTTTACCAGGGAGCAACAACTCCTTCTACGATGACTTTACAAGATGTCATTACAGGAATTGGCTGTGTAGAGCGTGATTCTTTGGCTTATACGGGTACAGATCTGATTTTCTTGTCTGCGACAGGTGTGCGTAGTGCATTGAGGACTGTTCAAGAAAAGTCTATGCCATTGCGTGATTTGTCTAAGAATGTCCGTAATGACTTGATGACCGCTTATTCTGGCGAAACAAGTGGAACTATTAAATGCGCTTATTCTGCTACTGAGGCTTTTTATCTATTAACTTTACCTGCTATAAAGCAAGTGTATTGTTTTGACTTGAAAGCACAACTGCAAGATGGGGCGGCAAGGGTTACCACATGGGACTCTATACAGCCAAAATCACTATTGGTTAAGCAAGATGGAACGCTTTATCTTGGTAAATCAGGCTATCTTGCTACCTATTCTGGTTATAACGATGATACCGCCACATATCGTTTTCAGTATTACACAAACCATAGTGATCTTGGTACGCCATCTGTTACATCGATTCTAAAGCGTTTGTCTATTGTTGTTATTGGTGGTAATAACCAGTATGTAACGATGAAATGGGCTTATGACTTTACGGGTAATTTTTACTCACAAAATGTATCAATTGGTGCTAATAACATTGCATATTATGGGGTGTCTGAATACAATATTGCTGAGTATTCCAATGGTATTGCCATGAGTACATTGAAGTGTTATCCAACAGGCTCTGGAAAAGTGATTCAGACAGGATATGAAGCAGATATAAATGGTTCAGCGTTGAGTGTGCAAAAAATAGAAATTCAAGCCAAGAATGGCAAGATTTTGTAAGGAAAGAACATGAGTAATTACACGAAAAGTACAAACTTTGCATCTAAGGATTCGTTGCCAACAGGCAATGCGTCAAAGATTGTCAAGGGTACTGAAATCAATACTGAATTTGACAACATTGCTACTGCTATTGCAACCAAGGCTGACTCAACATCTCCTACATTAGTAACTCCTGCTCTTGGTACTCCATCTTCAGGTGTGATGACCAATGTCACAGGTTTACCTTTGACTACTGGTGTTACTGGTACTTTGCCTATTGCTAATGGTGGCACAGGTGCAACAACATTGGCTGGTGCTTCTATTGCCACTTATACAGGCACAGAAACGCTGACAAACAAGACTTTAACAACTCCAGTTATCAGTTCACTTTCATCTGCATCTTCTACTGCGCTAACTTTGCAGTCTGCTGGCACTACGGCAGTAACTATTGATACTTCACAGAATGTGGGGATTGGTATTACGCCAACTTACAAGTTAGATGTTGCCGCCACAAGTTCAATAGTTGCTAGATTTGCAAGGACATCTTTTGCTACGGGGTATGTAGTTAATGCGGCAACGGAAACCTATTTCTCCGCAGACTCTAGTGGAAATAATGGATTTGGCGCAGATGCTACAAATGGTAGATTAGTTTTTTGGGCAAACAGCGCAGAGCGTATGCGTATCGACTCTAGCGGTAACTTGCTGGTGGCTAAAAATGCAACATCAACAACTACTGCTGGTGCTGAAATTCGTGCGGCAGATGGTTCTTTTTATTCAACAAACTCAGCCACCACAAATGCCACAAGCACATATAACGCTTATTCCACTGGTGCATCTGCATATCGTTTTTATGTTGGTATGGCTGGAACTGTTTACGCAACAAACACAACCATAACAGGCATTTCAGATGTTCGTCTAAAAGAAAATATCCGTGATTTAGATGATGGTCTTGATGTTTTGATGGCATTGCGACCACGCAAGTTTGATTGGAAAGAAGGCAAAGGTGCTGGTATTAAAAATGCCCGTGGTTTTATTGCTCAAGAGTTTGAAACCGTCTTGCCTGACATGATTGAAGAATGGAAAGACCCTGCACCAGAAGGCGAAGAACCATACAAAGCAGTTAACGCTAACCTGATTCCTACACTTGTCAAAGCAATCCAAGAACTAAAAGCAATAAACGACCAACAAGCCGAAACAATCAACGCACTAACCGCTCGTGTGGTGGCTTTGGAAGCCAAATAAAGGAAAAATTATGGCTTATTCATTTGACGAAATAGTAAACGCAATCAATAGCGGACGTGCTGTTGTTAAGCCTTTGCCATACGATTCTAATGAAGAAGGTCGTGTGTATGCTGATTATGGTGTATACATTGATGGGAAATTAGTACCAAATACTAATGACAGAGTTATATTGCCAGTTAATTTTAAGCAAGTAGTAAATCCAGACACGAATGAATATGTGCCTGATTACACACAACCACAACAAATTAGATTAAGAGAAAGAACTGGTGATAATCAATTTAAAGATGTAAATATGAATTACGACATTGCTACGGGTAGGGTTGCGCCTCCCGATAGTAATCAATTTTACACAAGTGGAAGTAAGGATTCGGGTACTGGTTTAGGTGGTTTTGTAAGCGGTTTGGGTAGCATTGCAAGTTCCGCAAGCCCAGTTCTTATGGGTTTAGCGGGTGCATATTTTGGCCCCGCTATTTCTGAGGCTCTTGGTAGTGGCGCATTAGGTGATTTAGGCGCAACGGATGCAAGTCTTGGCGCGGCTGGTGGGGATATAAGTGCAGTCTCGCCAACAGGTTTATTAAGTTCTAATGGAACAACGGGAGCAACAAATATGGCAGATATAACTGATTATTTTAATACTGGTGAATCAGTAAGCGGAAATTATGGTGATCCTAACGCCCCGCAAAATAGTATTTACGGCTATGGCGGTTTAGGCACAGAAAACCCGACAACTGGATTTGGTTCAACACCAATGACGCAGGCGGAAATAGATGCCACTATGCAATCCTATGGTGGCAATAGTTCTTTGGATTCTTCTACACAAGCCTTAATTAAAAAAGCATTAGCGGCTGGTGGTTCTTCTGCAACAGCGGCAAAGAATTTCTTGTCTAGTATGTTTGGTGGTACTTCAGGTGCTAATTTGCTACAAGGTGGATTGCAGACTGCTGGTGGTTTGATGCAAACTCAAGCGTCCAAGGATGCGGCACTCAAAGCACAACAAGACTTATTGGCGGCAACAGGTTCAGCAACTACTGGTTCACAGTTCCGTCCAGTAGGCGTTACAACACGCTTTGGCTCATCAAACTTACAAATTGACCCTGTTACTGGTCAGTTGGTAAGTGCTGGTTATACGGCATCACCTGAAATTACTTCTGCTCAAAACAAACTATTGAACTTGGGTTCTAGTTATTTGGCTCAGACTCCACAAGATGTGGCTCAGAAATATATCCAAGATCAACTTGCATTGCTTGCTCCTAGTCGTGAGCGTGAATCTGCTAATTTGATTAACCAGTTGCAAAACACGGGAAGAACAGGATTGTCTGTTGCTCAAGGTGGTGGTTTGTTAGCGGCTAATCCTGAGATGTCTGCTTTGGCTAATGCTAGAACATTGCAAGACCTTCAATTGGCGGCAAATGCTACTTCTGCTGGTCAGCAAAATGTATTGTTTGGCACAGGTTTGTTTAGTCAGGCTGGTAACTTAGAGAATATGGCACAACAGCCATTTACCTTGGGTACTGGTTTAGGTACATCAATCTCTGGTGCAGGTGCTAATGCAGGTCGTTTAGGACTTACAGGTGCTAGTTTGGCGGCAGGTTATGGAACATCTCCAGCGGCAACGACAAGCCCAGGCGCATACCTATTGGGTGGATTGGGAAGTCCCACATCAGCATTAGGTACTGGATTAGCAAATTGGTTAACTTCAACAAATCCCACAACAACTGGCGAAGGTGGTGGAATAACAAATGCTCGAATGTTAGCCCCAACATATAACGATATATATGGCGGTGGAATGATCCCTGCTGGCTACGCAAATTTTTAAGGAAAAATCATGGCAACAGATATAGTCGGAGGGTTGTTTGGTGTTACTCCTGAGATGTACCAACAACAAGTTGCACAACAAAGTTTGGCGCAAGGTGAGCAATTAGGATCAATGTCTCCTGATGCCTTTGGTCGATCTATGCTTTACGCTGGTGGCGCACAACTAGGTCGTGGTATTGGTGGAGCATTGGGTGCTGAAGACCCACAATTAAAACTGATAAGTCTCAGAAATGCTGTAATGCGTGAAGTTAATTTAAATGACCCAAATTCCATAATGATGGGTGCACAAAAACTTGGTCAATTTGATGCACAAGGAGCAAGTGCATTGGCTAATTTAGCCCGTGAAGCAATTGCCAAAAATGCTGAATCAACTCAAAAGTTTGCAAGTGCTACTAAATCTATCGCTGAAACTGGAGAAATCACATCCAAACGTGATTTGTTAAATTCTCGTGTTCAAGCACTTACAGACTCTGGAACTCCAGAAAATCT